TCTTCCGTAATGGCGAAGCCCATGGCGATGGTCTCATGGTTGTAGCGAGCCGTGAAGCTCTCCTGTGCAGCGTCGTACGAAATCGCAGATCCCTCATCCTTGACGGGGGCTGCGTCGAAGCCCGAAAGCTTCACTTCTTCCTCGAAGGAACGGCTGGAGTTTTCCGTCTCGTAGATAGAAGTATGCTCGTCGTCATAACGGGCATACTCCATTCCGAAGAGAGCGTTAAGCCCCGGAAGAAGTTCCTTGAGGAGTTGTGCGCGTGAAATAGCCATTAGTCAGTCTCCTTACAAGCCAGTGGCGTTGAGGTACTGGTGGTTGGAGGCTGACCCGCTCGACGCTGCGTTAAACTTCACGATAACGTCGGGGAACGCATCACTCGCGGTCGTGCCGACCGGAGCAAGGCTGTCTGGGCCGTCCACAAAGTCGAGAATGCGGAGCGGAAGCGTGTTCGTGGTCGCGGGCGTCGAGGCGTCCAAAGCATTCTTGGACTTACCAATCGACGTGCTACCAGCAGTCTGAACAACAGCCGCGTTAAGGCCACGGTCTGTGGTGTTCAGGGCTTCATCGCCCTGCATCTGGAATACAACGAACGGGTCGTCGATAACGTAAGCCATCGCATCAGAAGCGACCGTAGACGCAGGCCACTGCGTATTAAAGGTCTTCTGATTGGTCGTGCTCGGCGTATACGAACAACCCACAAAGATTCCGCAAGTCGTCAGCGCGGTGGTGCCAGTATCCTTCTCAATGTCACCGTCCGCAACGATCTTCACGAAATCACCATTAAAGATGCCCGTGCCGTACCCACTAGCGATCGGGAGGTGGCGGACCTTGCCGGTCCACGAACCCGAACCACTAAGAGTACCGATTGGCCGCGCACCATAAGGTGAGGCTGAAGCTGCCATGTCAGTGTTTCCTAAGTCAGTGTGTAACGCCTAGCGGCTTCCGCCACCAAACGCTACGCGAGTTTTTCGGTCTGGCGCGAGAACCGGCATCCGAGGATCGTTCTCACGCATGTAGTTGTTATCAACTGCTGCCATCTGAGACTCAGCGTGGCTCTTGTAATAAGCCCGCCTTTTATCCACAAACTCTTGCGGTGCTTTGCAGAGTAGCAGTCCACCTACCTCAATTCCGCCCTTCTGAGCCCACTCAGACTTGTGATCACTCATGATCTGAAGTTCAGGGTGATCCTCGGCCCTCACTGGCTCCCAACCTTCCCGAAAACGCTTCGACACATTCATGTTGTCGAGAGTGCCAATCATGGAAGTTCTGATCCAGCGAAAAACCCATCCATCTTGTGGGGTGGGGTCAGGCAAAATTGATGCGGGCTCCCAAGGTTTGTCTCGAACCTCTTGTTCGCGGTTGTCGAGTTCTCTTGGTTCCCGTGGAGCGCGTTCGTCAGCCATTAGATAGATCCTTCCTTGATTAGCTGTGTTGCATACTGCTGGGGTGTGAGGCCCAGCCGCTTCGCGAGAGCAACTTGTGTCTGAGTCAATGTGACCTTGCGTGGTGCCGCCCCACTATTTCTAGTGGCAGGTGCTACCACGGGACTCGCCCTGCGGCGAGGTGCAGAATCGACAACTACTTGCTCCTGAGAGCCCGACTCGTCGGTTCCGAAGTAATTGGGAAATACTTCCCTCATACGTTTGTCTATTAATTGATAGTATTCCTGAGTGTTCGGGTCAATACCGTCTTCGCCTACCAATTTCTCATGAACACCGTATGCGAAACTTGTCATTTCCTTGTCACTACCAAACCAAGGATTGTCTTGCGACCACTCAACTGCCCGCGGGTCAGCCTGTGGCTCTTGTACTGGTTGCTGAGCCTGTTGCGCCCTAGCCTCTCGGTCTTGGCGCATCACCTCCTGCCTCCAGTTCTCTACGACCGTTTCAGAGACACGGCCCGACGACGCTTCACGCAACTGAGCCTCTGTAAGGGCCTTCTGGGCCTCTGCGATCTGTTCTGAGTCGCCAGACTCATGAGCAGCCTTGAACTGGGCCTCCGCCATCTGTAAGGCGTTAGCAGCACCCCACTGGCTGTGTTCATTCAACGCGGCTTGTGAGTCCTGAACGAGCTTGAGCAAGCGTTGGTTTTCTGTTTGCAGTGTTTTGCTGTAGGTGACAGCCTCGTCGGCGAGCCTTTTTTGTCTTTCTTTGGCGCGACGTTCTTCGTGGTACTCCCACTTAAGCTTTTTGATTCTTTTGTGGGCTCGTTTGCCGTACTGAGCAATTTCTGCGTCAGTCGCAACGTCATCCTCTTCTGGCTTGCTGTCTGAAGTACTAGCAGGCGGGCGACGATCCTCTTCTGGACGGTCGTCAACAACTTCAATGTCCAAATCGTCTTGGACGCCGTCTGCGTTTTCAGGGGTGGGTGCCTCAATGGTGGTTTTCACACCCAAGAACCTGTCTTCGTTACTGGCCCTTCCGGTTTCATCACTCATGTTAAGCCCTTTCCACGCCTCTAGGGTCCTCTACGACCGCTTCTACAGTGTCATCGTTGATGAGTCGAAATTCTTTGCCATGAATCTTGATTCTTGTGCCACTGAATGCTCTGAATAGCACCCAGTCGCCAACTTGACAGTATGGCCCGCTGGGGAAACGCGAGAAGTTCGCGTAAGCGTCTGGACCCATGGACATCACCCAGCCAACAATGGTGGAGATGCTTTCTTCGTGTTGGGTCTGTGCAGACTTGATGATGCCGCCTTCCGTCTTCTCTTCGATCTCAGGAAGGGCAATCAGAAGTTTATAACCTTTTGGTTCTGGCAACTGAGAAGCAAAATTTTTTTCATCTCCCTCTTCGGCCAGTGCCTGCACCCCTACTACCTGATCGTCTGATACCTCTACTGCGACAGTAGTCATTCCATCTCTCGGTTGATTGTTGCGCTCCGAATGAGCGTTGCGTCCTGCTAGTTACTTCTTTTTCTTGCGGCCACCCTTCTTGTGTAGACCGTGACGAGCATGCTGCTTTCCTGCTTTTGTAGCTGCTCGTTTCTTTTTGTTTGCAGCAGCAAGCTTTTTTCTGCCTGCCGCAGTTGACTTCAACTTTTTGATTTTTGCTTCGGGGGCGTAGACCTCACCCGTTTCAGAGGACTTTTTACCAGAAGGGGTGCGCCACTTCTGTTTAGTCCACTTTTTTAAGCTTTTCTGGCTTTTCTTGAGTGCCATTATTTCTTGTACCCGCCGCCTTTGGCCTTGTACTCTTTAGCAAGCATTTGCGCCTTTCGGGCCGACCACTGGCCCGGCTTCCCACCCTTGCTGCCAGCCTTGATCTTGTTGAACAAACGCTTTCTCATCGTAGGCTTGGTGTAGTTACCAGCCTCATTGACACGAGACTTTGATTTCTTTGCAGGCATTACAACTCCTGTAGTCTTTGTTGCAAATCAATGATTTCGCGTTCTGCCCAAGCGAGTCCTTCGATCATGCCCGTAATCTTGCGGTACTCCTCAATGTCTTTTGCTGCGCCTACCGCTAGATGATCGGCTAGATCGTTCATCTGGTCTCTCAGTTTTTTCTTGAGCAACGATAAAACGTCATCACTCACTCTGCTCACCCTTTGCTATGTCTAAAAGCAACTTCACCCCTTCCGATTCTTCTTTAGCTTGGCGCATCTTTTCCTCAGAGTCAGCCTGTAGGGCGACTTTCTGAGCTTCAAGCTGTAGCTCGGCAACGTCGATCTGTTGCTCGGTGTTAAGCTTGTTTTCAAGCAGCGCGAGCTTTTGTTGATCCAGCATCTGCTTTGCTTGATCTGCTTGAGCCTTGCGCTGGACCTCGGCCTGACGGATCTGAAGCTCCTGCTGCTTCATCTGTACAATTGGGTCCTGCTGACGTTGTGCCGCCTGCTGTGCTGCCGCGAGCTGCTGTTTCTTGCCCATTAGCTGGTCTGCCGCGTCGGCAATCAGACTGCTCAGCCTCTTTTCGACATCCTTCGGTAGTGGCTGTCCCATCGGTGGCAGTTCGGTGCCCAGTTCGTCTTCGACCTGCTTGCGGAAAATGAACGCCAGATGCTCTCTAACGTGCGCGTCGAGCGCACCCATGATAGCACCACCCGCAGGGCTGTTTTGGACCTGCTGGGCCATCTGAGGGTCGTTCTTGAGGACCATATGGACACGCATGTGGGCCTCATGGTCCTGATACTCGTAAACCTTGACCGGCTCTTGAGTCATCATCGCCTGATTCTCCGAAACCGGATCTTTCGGCGGGACTTCGTCAGACATCGGTACAACCTTGTCGGCGTTGGGGATGCCGATCAGTTCCATCATCTGCCTGTGCAGCAGCGGCAGGTCGTACATGTTCGGTGCCTGCTGGGCCAGCTGTAACGCAGCTTGGTACTGCATAATGCGCTGGGCCATCGTAGATGCGTTCGGGTCAGAGACCGGAATGACATCAATACGGTCATCAAAGTCCTCAGCCTTGATCCCTTCCCCTGCGTCCGTTTCATACGGGTAGTCAGGACTCGTGAAGTCAGCAATAATCCGGGCAAGGATCTTGTATTCCTGCTTCAGGCTCGCGTGGATCCTAGCTTGGATAGCGGACTGCACCTTCATGGCGCGTTCCATGATCGCAAGAGTCGTCCCTACGGGAGCCTCTTGGTTCATGTCTGCTACTTTGAGATCCGCCATCGACGCAAAGCGTCGGCCTTCTTCGACAATGTTACCCAGTAACTGATAAAGGACCGAACTTGGTTCTTTATAGGGAAGGAAGGTGATATTGTCGCGAATAACGCCACCCGGCACATCAACGTCCCTGAACTCGCCCGGCATAATGGGCGTGTCGTCGCCTTTAATCCTGAGTCCACGGGTCTTGAGACCTCCCGGCAGGTTGGACAGGGTGCCCGCATCGACTAGCTGCCTGAGCAGGCTGGTGGCTGACTTGGCAAGCCCGCCGATCATATGGATCAGGCCAAGGTTGTAAAACCCAATGCCGGGGACATAACCATAATGCACAAAGTGTTGCTTTTTGGTTTTGTGCTCGTCGTCCTCGTCCCAGTTACGGTAGATCGACAGAATCGTGCTGCTGCTCTTGTCGATCGTAACGACATACGGAAGTGCAACACCGTCCGGATCCTCAAAGCCCGGAAGGTCCACGTCCACATGCATCTCAAGCAATTGGTGACGATCTTGGTTGTCGCCTGACGGAGATACACCCCCGATATCATTGAATTTGTCCGTGATCGGATTGTCTTCAATGAACCCTTTCGTAAGCTCCACATCCCGATAAAAGCCACGAACCTGTAGCTTTTTGATCTGGTTGGTGCTGCGGGTCATGACGTGCGTATATCGCTCCGCCTGCTCCAGATCCGCTTCGTTGTACGCAACGACAAAGTCCTCTGCCGGTACGAACATTGATGTCGGTCTGCCCAGCGACGGATCGTAGTAGATCTTCCTGAACGCACTACCAGCCAATGGCAGGCTAAACAAAAGCTTCTCTGTTTCAGACCGATACTCGGTCATCACTTCGAGAAGCTGATAGTTCATGTAGTCCTGTACACGCTTCGCTTGCTCCATGCGTTCGCGTGTCTGGATGCCCCAGCACTGAGTCCTGACAGGACCCTTGGCTGGCATGATCTCCTGAATCGTCTGGCTCTGGAATCGGACCACAGCCTCGGACAGCATCGGGTGGAATACACCACACGCTCCGGCCCACGGCGTAGTGCGCTCTTCGATCTCAAGACCTAGTTGGTCGAGCCCTTGCTCGTAGGTCTGCTCCCAGTCTGAACGGCTGCTTTTGTCAGAGTCGAACTTACTGATCAGATCGACCGCCATGGTGCGGAGATCGCTGTCCTCCATGACCTCGGCAAGGTTGCCGTCGAAGTCCACGCTCATGATGGACTCATCAGCCAGCGGGTCGAAGTCGATTTCAATGCTGCCGTCTTCTAGTTCGGTTACCAGAGAGTCCTCGGGCACCAACTCCTCTTCAACAACAGTGAGTCCTTCTGGACCCATGTCGAAATCGTCTTGGCTTAGTAAGCCTACTAAAGATTTATCTACGGCCATGGATATTCTTCTTCGCCCTAAGTACCCAAAACACTATGCTAACATAACACCTTGTGGTCAATAATATGCCGCTTTTCTGGTTGGCAACAAATCATCCCAAGGCTCATCACTTTCCAAGTTTATGAAGCCGCCCTGCCTGAACCGCAGCAATGCCTGCGTTGAAGAGTCCACAAGGTCGTCGTGGTCGCCGGTAGGGAAAGAAGCAAACTGTTCAATCACTTCTTCGGCCCATCTCTTCTTAGGTGCCCATACACGTCCGCTGTGGAAAAGATCTGACACCGCGTTGACCCTCGCAATCTTGTCCCTACCCCTGCCGGGTGTGTATTCCGACACTGGTATGCCGATCCGTCTCAACTCAAAGATCAGAGGACTCCCTGCCGCCTTTGCCTCGACAATAAAAGCGTCGGGTTCGTACTCCTTGTACATCTCGTAAGCGCGTTTCTTCAACTCTGGGAATTCGAGTCGTTCCTGCAACGCATCAAGTAAAATTATGTTCGCATCACCGTCTTCGCCATAGAAAACGCCCCACGTTGTGCAAGCACTGTAATCGGCTGTTTCCTTTGCAAGAAACGCAGTATCCCAAGACTGAATAACAAACTCACAAGGTGGTGGCGATCTTTTGTCCCATTCTTTCCACCATTCTCGCTTGATCAGCGCGGATTCTTCCGATGTGGGCGTTTGCTGGTACTGAGCACTCCACTTACCGATAGGAAGCTCCGCCTTGAGGGCTTCAAGCTGCTCTATCGGCCAAAAGCTGGGCCAAAGCGGGTTACCGCTAGGTAAAATCGCTGGCAGTTCGATAATCTCCCATTCATCACTGCCGCCCCTCTGGATAGAAGACTTGAGGATCTGCCCTGTCAGGTCTTTCTTGGACCAGCGCGTCATAACGACACAAATAGCTCCACCGGGCTGTAAACGCTGTCTGGGGCCGGATGTGTACCATTCGTAGGTCTTGTTGTAGACCCCTGCATCGTTGAGCGCAGCTTCCTGCTCTGAATGCGGATCGTCAATGATCAGGATGTCGGCACCCTTACCTGTTACGGCACCACCTACACCGATCGCGAAGTAGTCTCCACCCCGACTGGTATTCCAACGACCAGCCGCCTTGGAGTCCGCGCTGAGTTTTACCCCGCTGAAGATCCTCTCGTAGTCCTTTGATCCAACCAGATTACGAACCTTACGACCAAAACCCACTGCAAGTTCTGCGGTATGCGCTGTCTGGATAACCTTACGATCCGGAAACTTGCCGAGATACCACGCAGGAAACAGGTGGGACGCAAACTCGGACTTGGTGTGCCGGGGCGGCATGTTGATGATCAGTCGTTTGAGATCGCCACTGGCTATGCGATTGAACGCATCTGCCATGACCCGGTGATGGTCGCCTTCGATAAAGGCAGGCCAAACTTCTTTGACAAACGCCAAGAAGTCCTCATGGGCACCTTCTCGTGCCTTTGCATCGTTGAGTTCTTCGATCAACTCCAGAATCTGACGCTGTTTCTCCAAGGGCAGGGTGCCCAGAGCATCAAGATTCATTACAAACCTCGTTTATCGAATCAAACCCGTCCCAACACTGCTGAGAACTAGCCGCGCAACCACACACCACCAAAGTAAGCAGAGTCAGTAAAGCCAGTTTTCGCAATTTTTTTTCACTGCAAGACCAAGTCTTCATAGTCAGCCTCTATCCAGACCTTGGCACCACACGACATAGGCTTGTCCGGAGAGTAAATCACGGTGCTTGGACCATTGATCCTCACCGACGAAGCATACTCATTCGTTTTGTACGTCTTGACCGTGACTACAGGCTCACGCTCACCAGTCTTCGAGTTTCGCCGGATGACATGCTGGTTGATATGAATCCTAGCCTTCATCAGTCAACACCCTAAACCAAATCTGGATCTCTCGTACTCTCATGTTCCCCTCTCTCAATAACTATGTGCGCTAAACTATACCACAATTCACTGTTGCG